CACGACACAGGTCGTTAGCCCATGTCAACCTCTAACTTGCGTTAGAGGCGATCCATCCCACTTTGTAACCTAGGAGACCGTTTCGGGGAATAACACCCCCGTTAAGATGCTTATTATCGCATCCCGCAGTGCCTAAGCCCATCGCTGCGCAAGCTGCTACAACAGAGGGGTCAAATAGACTATACCAGACTACTTTAGTCCGGTGCGGTCGTAAGACTCTTATGTAGCGTACGTCACGTCTGTAACGCACAGTCCAAGTTAAGGGACTGTCGTGGATGACCAAGTCGCCAAGGCTTTGAGGGCCTCGACAAACTCTGACCCTTGCGGGTAACTGGTCAACCACACTGAACCAAGCGCGCCTCCCCAGAAGTATGCCTGTTTGGGCAAGCCTTTGAGTAAGCGCAAAAAGTCCATTGGCGAAGACGACGTAGTCTTGGGGTTCATTTGGTAGTTCCTTTAGGAAATAGGGGCGAACCGGAAATCCGGAAAAGTAATCGCCCCCACAGCTTTCACGGAACTGCTCATCACCATAGAAGGATTTCTCCTCATTTAGTTTAAAGCCAAAGAACTCAAGAACCGATTTCAGAGGACGAGCCACACCGTTTTTGACGATGATGTCGTCGCCGAACACAAAGACGTCACAGCCCAGCCTGCCAACACCGCGATAACCGAAGGGTCTCCCCTCACGGGTCACGGCACAAGCAAGTGCTGCAAAAATAATCGTCTCAAGTTCGAACGTGAAACCGTTACCCATGCTAGAGAACTTCTCCAGCACGACCCATTTACCTTCGATGAGAGTTTTCTTCGACCTTAAGTCGTCGAGCTGCTCATACCACAATGGGGGCAGTAGAATCTTAACCAAATTCTTACTGACGGTATCGCTTGCGTTTGAGAGATCGAGAGTAGCAAACTCTCGAGTGACAGATGATTCACGGGCTACCTGCCTATGAACCTCCTGTGCACTGTCTAGATCCCAGCCAGCAGACTGCAATAGCCTGCGTCTCAGTTGTCGCCCAAGGGCGAGCTGATAAAACACATTAATCGACGGCTCGGAAGCTATCGATCGATGCGTTTTGGCGTTCTTTTCAACCGTTGCGAAGCGGTTGCCGGGAACATAGACTAACTCTCCGCCACGTTGCGCCTGATGGGCGCCCCACATAGTTCCCAGCCATTGCGGCAGGTAGTATATGGCGTCGCGAGTTAAAACTGGATCTGAAGACATTTTGTCAGGGATAGTGGCTCTCCCCGATCGGTCAGAAAACGTCGACCCAGGCCCAAACCGTCCTTCAGCAAGCTGAGGGGGACGCGGGCCCAACCATTCAAGGATAATTTTCCGAGAAAGAGCTATTATGCTCTCCACGTGGCCTTCCGAATCAGCGCTTGCGCGGTGTTCGGGTAGGTAACGGCCAATCCTCTCATTAGTCCGATAGCAGTCACGCTCGCCGCTCCACCATTTTTCAATGGCGGCAGCACGACGGTCCCATGTCGTCGGAAGTTCCTTCAATTTCTTGAGGAGTCCCGCACACGCTGCGTCCTTGGCGTAGAGTTGCACATCGGTGTACTTACGCGGATCCAGTTCAACAACTGAAATCCCATCCCAGTCCTTATTCACTAACATTTCTGTTAGCTTCAAAGAAAAGGGAGTTCTGAGGTCCTCGAAAACACGAGAGACCGTGCGCACCACATCACTTGGTAGCGTACCACTAATGATCTTCATGTTACGTCCTTGGTTGTTTAGACCGGTGCGTAACCCGCAGCCACTGCCTGCTTAACCAACGTCGCCGCCAGGAGATTACATCCCTGGTATATGGCTTCGCTGACGTTTGCAGGTGGAATCGACTGCGGCATGGTGAAGATCCCCTCCAGGACAGCCCGGTCCTTCGCAGAGTAGAGAGTCGTGGTTGAGTCCTGAACGGCATAGGGAAAGACGATAGAATACTTCGCCTGCCTCGCCGTTTTCGGACTGTTCCATAACGTCCACAATTTGAAGACCGACCGGAGTCCATAAGGGACAGCAGCCGCGACACCAGTGTCCTGGCGCCACACCGCCGGGGAGCCATCTCCCCCTGCTGCCGACAGAGCATCGAATATGATGTCGGTTGTACCGTCCAATTTCTTGACGGTGATACTTGCCATCGATGGCATGGTTTTCCTAACTAAAGGAGGTTGATAGATCAGTAACGAGTCGCTGAGGAGTTACCTCAGGTGTCTCGTCGCATAGCTACCGGAACTCCCTGGGAGGAGCTGCACCAGTAAGGAAATGGCCGTAGCGGCCCGTTTCCAGCTGGGAGGCTTCCAGGGTTTGAAGTGCAGGCTTGGTAAAGTCAAACCAAGTGTACGGTCCATGTTAAAGTACGCGAAAGAGGAAGAATTCAAAGCAGGCGTGTCATAAACACTATAGCTTTGGTGAAACTTCGTTCCGGTACGATACACAGTCGTATAAGCGTCTGCAACGCTCAGGCCACAAAAATCGGTACCCAACGCAAGATACTGATCAATGTTTGAGAACCAACCAAGAACGAAACTCCAAGGAGTAATGTCCCATAAGATTGGTAGCGGGTTGGCTAAACCCAGCTGCGCGGCTAGCATTGCGTTACTGTTTTGAATAGTAACGCGGCAGCCGAGCTTCACGGCGATCATCAAGTCGACTCTCTTCACAGACGAAGCAATTATGTTTCCAGTTGCAGGGTACCTATCAGTGTAGCGATACACATAAGGGCCCTTAGCTGTAGCATGAATCTTGCTGTGAAGCACCGGCTTTGTGATAATCTGAACCGCCTCTTGGATGTCCTTAACTAAGGGCTCCCAACCGAAGTGATATTCAAGCCAGTTGTTCGCAAATGTACGCCAAAATCCCGCCTTTCGGGGGACGTAGGACATACTTAGTATGCGACCGGCACCAATGAAATCACGTCGGATAATCTTACGAGTGAAGCTTGCGAGTTGCAAGCTGCGCCGTTCGATCATCGTTAGAGACTGGTTCATTTCCGCGAAATCAACACCCAACGACGTGGATGTTGACATACGAGCCTTAAGGCGTTCGTAGGCCTGGCTAAGGATGTGAGGATACACCTCACTGCCCCAATCACTTGAGGCAGCGTTCTGTACCGTTCCACCCGCACCAAAACCTACTTGCGCCGTAAGATGGGCAGCCCTCATTGAATAGGGCAGAACCAAATCAAATGGTAGCTTTTGCTTATACTTATCCCGAAGGGAGTAGAAGCTCGGCATATTGATAATCTCTCGTATAGGACCTGTAACAGGCGCGACCATAACGTCCTCCATATAGACGCTAATGAAAGGGTTTTTATAGACCTTCCAGTTCACGTGGTTGACTAACCACGCATAGTTTCTCACTTGCGTGAAAGACTGATTAAGTGACAGTGCCACTCACACCGCTGCTTTGTTCCCCCTTACAAGGGAGGGCAAGCGACGAGAGCTGAACCCCAGGTCGGGATTCAGGCACTGCCAGTTAACGCTCAGGTGATCAACCTGAGTCGAAGAGCCCTG